TTTACAAAACCAAAAATCCGTGGTATAATAAAGAGTCCACTTTTGAGGAGCAGGGTATACATGAAATATTTTATTAATGGAACAAGAAGAGGTCTTGGAAAGTATTGGATTGACCGATATCCAAAAAAGTGTGTTGCTACCATGGAAGATTGTGAGGTATTTATTAACAATAAACATGATGGATATCTACAAGTACATCGTCTGTATCAAGCAGCAGAATTAGGTAAACGTATTATCAATATAGGTTCTGCTGGATCTGACTGGACTAAAGGATATAAAAACAATTTCCGATATGGGCTCGAAAAGAAACAGTTAAGAGATGCCAATGATGCACTATTCTGGCAAAACGTGGACACAACCATTATTAACTTTGGTTATTTCGATACAGAAAGATCTGCACATAAGGATGTTCCAAAGATGAGTCTTGATTATGTCCACGATGTAATTATATGGGTACTAGATCAGCCCCATAGAATTAAAGAAATTACGGTCACTCCCTAACTTAAGTTTTTGACTTCTTGCATCTCAAATATTTGATCGTCTAAAAATTTTTGTTTCTTTAGAATTTTATACATACGGTCTGTTCTGCCTTGTTTCCTATATCTTTCTGCATAATAACCTAACTTTTTTGAATCTTTTTTTAAACGATCTATTTGGATTGATAACATGTAATTTTATCCTTAGTGGTTAATAGAAATAAAAAAGGGACGGACCACAAAAGTGGCACGCCCCAAAGTTAAAAAGTATTATCCTTTTTCCTAGTTACACTCATATAAGATTTGGAAATACCTCCTTTACAAGTTTAGGTGTGAGTCCAGTTGCTAGGGTTTTATCCTTATTAATCATTTTAACCACTAGCTCTGCATCTTGGGGATGAATTGATTCTAGTATACCCAAGAAGATCTTTTCTCTTTTATAGGCTGGCATTTTAGTACCTGGACCACCTGGTACAAAAAACTTCAACTGTTTGTGCTGTTTTTTCCAGTTTGAAGGTGCATTGTGTTCTTGACAAGGTGTGTATGGTACTTCGCCTTTTGGCAAGAGAAATTCAAGTGAGTCATCGAAGGTTCCCTTTATAAGATCCTTCATTGCCCATTCGTCTTTATTTTCAAGTAAGATATCTTTCTTAGCGGCTCTTGTTTTAGCCTTACTCACTGCTTCAAATATTTCATATATGTATCTCATTAAAAAAATTCCTCAACACTTTCTAACAATAATCTGCACCGTTTTTGAACAAGATAGGGAAAGATTTTACCTTTTAATTCCCAACGGTTATTCTGCGATTCAAAGGTATTTATAATTTGAAGTCTTGTGGATTCAGGCAAATCGTGTTTTTTATCGGTAAGTGAAACTAATTTCTCGTTACGTAGATAGTTCCGATATATTGTTTCCCCAAGAGATTTAGGATCCTCTAGTAGTGCTTCACGCTTTTTCTTGGATAGAGGTGTCTGCCGTTTTGATTCATTAATAAATGTGTCATCATCGGACAGTACATTAGGTACTCCATCACCTGGACAGCCTTTAAGGATATGTTCCATACGATAATCTTCAGCAGAAGGTTCTGCTTTGACAAATTTTTTAGTCACAGGCGAATACTGTTTCACATTATCATAGACCTGTAACTGTTTAAAATCATGGTCGCCTGATACGATCATTACGGGTTCGTATTTACCAAACTCTTGTGTCTGTTGGCATAGTGTAGCAATAACATCGTCCGCTTCACATCCCCACTGGTGAATAACACGCCAGTGAAAGTTTTCTTCGATTTCCTCACGTACCATATGTATGATACGAAAAACCTCTGTCCAATCAATTGTAGAATCTTCACGATTCTTTTTACGTGCTGCTTTATATTCAGGAAATACATCTTTACGCCAGTTGCCACCAGCATCCGATGCAATAACCATTTCACCATACTCTTTAAATTTATTTTTATACATACGGAGAGAGTTAAGAATCATGTGTCTGAGAAGGTTCTCATCTGCAGCAAGTTTCTGCACAACAAAGTTGCCGATTGCGATGGCATTATAGTCTACAATAATCATAATTTACCTTTCAGCTTGACTGTCGATACTATTATAACACATAGTAAGGTGCGTGTAAACACTTATTTTAAACTTTTTACATGAGTTCTGTGTATCTTACAATTTATGATACCATTGTAGTATGAATCATCTAACAGTACACGTCTATCAAACTGCTCTTTTGCTTCAAGGTATGACATCTCACCTTTTGATTTACAGAGATGTAATATCTCACGATAAAAGCTTTGTTCTCCATTTTCTTGTAGCATCTGTTTAACTTGATCAGATGATCCATAGTAAGACTGCCAGTCTGATTCGATAATGCTACGTCTCTTTCTGGTTTTTCCTTTAAGTGGCGGAAGTGTTTTCTTTGACCAGAATCCTTTTTTACCCACGTACTTTTTGTTATTGGTAAGATCCGTGATGACGTATACAAATCCTTGATATTCTGATATGTGTTCGTTGCTGAAAGGTTCATCTTTATAATACCACATCACATCCAATCCTTTACGATGCCGATAGCTTCATCTAGCTTGTCGGCTTTTAAAGAAAAGGATCCTATGACTCTATGCTTATCAGAATTGTTTATCCATCCATGAGGAAATTTTGTGTTTAAAATAAGTGGTTGATCAACAGTTACTTTTTCAAAATCTTTTTCTCTGTAAGAAAATCTATTGCTCTCTAAACCATTGAGAATAACGGTCTCTGTCCATTTATAACTTTTATATTCTCTGTGATAACCACACAAGAATGGGCCCTTTATTGGGTCAACTTGAATAGGAAGATTTATTGAAAAATCTCTAGATTTGTCTGTATGTATACTTGATAAATCTGAATTAGGTTTTGATACCAAAAATAGAACAGAACTTTCAAAAAAAAGATTATCTAAATTAGGCACAGCCGCAATAAACATATTGCCGAATTCACACTTACCGTATGTTATTGAAGCAATATCCTCTTCGGTAGAATATTCTGACAAAAAATATTCTGTAACTGTATTTAAAACTTCTTTAGGAAAATTAGGAAGATATTGCCACCTAAAATCACTAGGTGCTTCAATCATCCCAATCCTCATCATCAACTAAAGTTGCTACTGTTTGTTCTCCACACATAGGGCAGAAGTCAGGGGGATCCCCAACCTCTGCTTCAGTGAATATGTGTATAAAACTATCTTGTCCGCAAAAACTGCAATTTACTTCGTAAATAGTTTTTATTGTCATGCGCTCTCCTCATTTATTTAAAAGGAGATTTCACATGCTCCACCTTGACATGCAATTGCTCCCATTGTATCTATATCAGTAAACGTCTTCTGTGTTAGCTGATTATCAAAGTCAATGGGGTTCAAGTTCTGTTGGATTTTAGTCCACTTGTGTAGCAAGAAAACATCTTTCAAACAATACTCTGCCTGTTTCATATCATTCATAAAATAGTTTTCGCTAAATTTATTAAACCTGCGTACCCATTCCTTTCTTACATCAGAAACTTCACCACCAACGGCATACTGTGCTGCAGAGGTTGCTTCCCATAGATCCCTAAACCCTGCCTTATATGTATCAACAATTAAGCCGCTGGCAAAAAGAGCACCTGCACCGTATTCTCGTACAATCTCTTCTTCTGTCTTGACTTCAGTGTTAGGAGCCTGCGCAAAGTCCTTGTCTCCAGACCCAGCAAGGAATGAAATGCCAGAGAACGAGTGACGGTTATCAAATACATAATCCTCTACTTCTGTCCACATATGCGGCAACACTGTAATGGTATTGGATACATTGTGGCGAATGCGTTTATCGGCGCAATGCTCTTCATTTGTACCAGCTTCTACCCAATTCTGCTGTACCAACTTTACTTTCTCAAGCAAATTAGTTCCCATCACCTCGTCACGATACAATGATCTTTCCGGAGAAATTACTGGGAATGCCACGCAATAGTCCGTATTATTATTTGACCAAACTGATTCATCCACCATGTATGGATTAGACTTTGCGATCAACTGAGCAACTTCGGACTCTTTATTTAACTGAATGTGGCGCAGATAACGAGGTGAGTGTTCAGCATGAATGCCAGATGCAGTCTGTAGAAGCACAGATGCGTTACCACTTGGTTTCACACAAGTAGTACGTGCTGCTGGATTAATACCGATAAGTTTCGCAACTTCTTTATTTACTGCCTTTACAATAGAAGCACCTTCACTTTGCACATCAGCATCAAACAATACATCTGGGTTATTCATCCAGCCAGTAACTGAAACACCTAAGAGCGCTTCACGTTCAAAGATTGCTTTAGAAGTTCCGCTGAGGTATTTGAAGTCTGTATATCCTGCTTGGAGAGTTCCGAGGATTGCGCCTGCTCTACATGCTTTAAAGAATTCGGCTTCTGTTGTACATTTTCCGCCATTGATTTCTGTAAGGTTACATCCTTGCCATCCTGACTCTCCATCAATCTGAGGATACATTCCAATCTCAACACAAGGGTTCGTAGTGAAATCTCTGTCATCGACAAAGTAGAAACCTGGTTCTCCAAACTCTTTAATTGATTGCATGATTCGTTTAAAGTCTTCTTTAGTGACTTCATCTCTAACAATAACAGCACTATTATTAGAACGACCACGCTGAGGATTATCAACAAACCAATTCCCAGTTTTAGCATTTACCATCTCCTCATCGTCTGCGCTGAACAGACAAATTGTTGCAGAACGACGAACACCACCAGCGAGAACAGCATCAGCTGCATGCATTGCAATATCGTATACATCGATAGGACGTAAACGTGTTTCGCCTTTAAGAACACGAGACTGGATCAGGTGTTCAATTTTATCAAGTGATTTACGAAGCGGCTCAGGACCAGGTGCTTTGAAGCCACCAGAGATCATAGCACCTTTAGGACGAATTTGATTCAGGTCAAAATAAATTTTGCGACCTTCCATTTCAGGAAATTGTCCACCACCTACAAAATAAGATGACATGAGAGCACCAAGTGCATCTGCCCAGCCTTCAATAGAATCCTCGACAACCCAACCTTTTGCTTGTTTTTTACGCTCAGCAACATTTGGCATTTTAGCTACGTGATGTTCTTGCACAGAGAATCCAGCACCAGCACCACATAGAAGCACATAAAACAGTTCTGAGAAGAACCTTGGGCGGTCTGCATACGATGACGTACAGTTGTACATACGCATCATATGTTTCATAATCTGATCACCACCAAACTGTAGTGCTCTCTGTGCACCAAGTACATACTGTAGTTTGTAATATGACTCTGCTTCATTGATCAGCTGATCAAGTTCGGGTGTCATTTTATTTGAGTAAAAATTCCTATGCATGTCCATGACTCGTGTCACGGCTTCATCCCATGTTTCATACCTTTCTTTATCATCATCCCATCGGCTATAAGCTTCATAAAATTTAGTCTGTGACATGATGTTTCGTGTGTCGCAGTCTCGGTTATTAGGTACGATTTTGAACATTCTTTTTTCTCCAAAAGGTAGCGTATAGAAGCACATATCCGAATTCGGTATTCGGACTTCTTTTTAGCAAGGGTTGTGATAAATTAATTTTAATGTATGATATTATATATTATTCTCGGTTTCTTGTAAACGAGAAAAACCATATAAATGTAGAAAAAAAATTAATTAATTTTCTATATGTCGCATATATGTTACGGGTTATTAGTTTTAGGCGTCTCTGGTTCCTCAGTGACCGCTTTTTCGTAGTACACTATAACTTCTTTTTGTTGTCCAATATAACGCTTTAGATCACCTATGTTCATCGCTAGATTTTCATAATCACGCATAGACAAGGCAACGTATGCTACTTCACCATACTGCTCTTTAAAATCAGCAATAAATTTTTCTAGGTTATCTTCAGTAACTACCCATACACGTGTATCATTCAATTGGATCGGTTTTGGTTGTGCTACTGTCGGTATTGTCGTCGGGACTATCTTCGTTACTACTTTGACTTCCGTCTCCGGCTTCCTCGACAGACCGCTGCAACCAGCTAGGAAGAGGGCGACTCCCACCATCAGAATTGCCGGTTTCATCCATGATTTCACGCCATAAATTAGCTGTTGCTCCATTCATCTTTCCTTCCAATGTCTCACTATTTCTGAGTGCTTCTTGAACCAGATTCAGTCTTGAAAATTTGGACCGTAGTTCATCACTGTAAGCCTCTGCTGCTTGCAGATCAGTCTGGAGTTGTTTATTTAGTTTGTTTGTTTTCTCTACAGTTGCTTGAATAGTTGCAAGACTTTCTGTAGCAGTTTCAAGTGCAACTTCAAGTTTTGCGTTGTTTTCTCTCAACGTTGCAATTGTTGCTTGTGTGCTAGTATAATATGCATAGGCACCATACCCTGCACCCCCTAGAACACCTAGGACAATAATCATCAAGTATAGTTTGGCCATCAATGTGTTTCCATATACTTTCTAAACCGTTGTAACAAAATAGTTTTACCTTTTTTATATCTTCGGTCAGATACTGGAATTGTTTCGTAGCCGTCTTTTTTCTTTTTCTTTCTAGGCCCCATGGCAGTAACAGCAGGGTTAGGAATAGAACCAATATTCACAGCAGGCGCTGCTGCATTTTCTTCTTTAATACCTTTTTGAGCTTTCATCCAGGAGGTAACAGCCCTATTTTTAGGCAATTTTTTACTCCATGCAGATATTTTTTTATAGACATCCATTGATTGTTTTTCGTAGTCAGCACCTTCGGAATTATCAACAATGAAAAAATTACCAAAAAATGATTGGAAGTAACCAAGGTTCTTCTGAACGTCTTTCCACATTTTTGATACTGTAGCATCTGGAAGTGAACGTGCTCTTATTTGGTTTCTTTTGAGTGCAGTATCCTCATCAGTGTTCACAAAAATCATTGCTATATCATAACCAAGCTTTTTTAATTCCATTGCTTGTTTTTGAATTTTACCATAATCTTTACCAGTACCATCAATAATCAACCCAAGGCGACCATTTAAATAATTTTGCATCTGGTTTTTGGTAATAGCTTTTGCTCTGATTCGGATCTCTTGGCCTTTTGGAGAATAAATATTTTCTGGGCTCATTTCCATACCAGCTTTTTTCAGGCCTCGTTCAAATGCAGGGTCAGAATTAACCAATTTCATTCCAAGTGCTGTAAGTGCAGTCTTACCTACAATAAATGATTTACCAGACCCTGGACCTCCAGCGAGAAATACCGCTTTAAAAATTCCAGGATCATTTACGCCTTCTAAAATATTCATATTATTACCACTTTACCTTGTCAGCCCAATATGCAGCCGAAGATTTACCTTTTGCAATGTTTTTTGCGTGGCGTGCTTTAAATGATTTACGTTTTGCTTTCATCCTATCAGACTCGCCTTCTTTAGGCGCGCCTGCCGTTTTAGCTCCCTGCTGACCAAAACGAATAGTTTTCGGTTTACCATCCACTTTTGTAACAACAATATGAGAACTACTTGGGTGATTAGGTGTCCGTTTTGGTTTATTAAAAGCAGAAACACCTGCTCTTTTTAAAGCAGGATGTTTTTCTTCTGTAACACTTTCCTTCATACCTTTATTTAAGATAGAACCGCGAGCAAACTTTGAACGTGCAGTAAGATCTTTATCCTTCAGACCAGCATCTTTAAGTGCAGAATTCATAGTCCATCCTGAACCAATAAGTTTATCATCTCTAATTACATAATGTGGCATTCTTTTTTGAGAGCCAACATACCCTGTCCAAACAGTGAAGTCCTTACCTTTTGCAATCTGTGAATACTCACCAGCAGTACCTTTAGCCCTCTTTACGTTGACCGACCAAGGTTTTGAAGCGGCCATCTGATAAGGTTTTACTATACCTTCATCAACTGCTTCTGTTTTATTATACTTAAGATCATGTTTAGCTTTTACATCACGATCTGCAACCTTTTGCATTGCTTTGCCGGCGTACTTCCAACGCTTATCAGCCTTGGCTTTATTTTTATCCCGAAGTGCAGCAGAAGCATAATCCCTTAACTTGTCAGTTGATACTTCGTCAAGTTTGGTAGTTTTTTCTCTTAGATCTTCAAAGCTTCTCATTGCCATATTTTCACGGATTTCAAAAAATGTCTTCATGTTAACTCCTGAGTAGTAACGTAAATATTTTGATTTGTTTTTATATGTATTGCTTCGTATATATTTATACCAAAAATATCACCAACAGGGAAACAATTTTCTGCTATTCTAATCTGATCTTTAGGTCTTACAATATTTTCACCTGATATGTTTAATGGTTTCTCACCTTTTACTCTATAAACACCAGGCGATATAGCACCATCTTCTAATAAGAACCACTGGCTTTCTTCCACCAAATATTCATCTGCATTCACACCAACATTTTTAAGACCTCTTTTAATAACAATATCTGGTATCGAATAATGATCCTTTAAAAGGTATAATGCAGCTGCATATGAACCTAATTTACCGGCTGGAATCAGCTTCTTAATATTAAACACGAGTCTATGAAACTTGTTGTAATAGTTCCTATAGGCTTCTCTGTTATCAACAGTATTAAGTTCAAAGTCTTTTTTCTTTCTACCTTTCTCATCAATGATACCAGCTTCATAGGCTTTTGTTTTTTCAAAAGGAGTAACAAGTAAAGCTAAAAACCTAAACGTATATAAGGTATCTGCTGCTGTCTTTAGAATACTCATTAGATTTTCCTTAATACTTCCGCAATATACTCATCTGCCCTTACATGAGTTAGCTGATTCGGTTTTAAATAATTTAAAAATAATAAAAATGATTTTACTGCCGGTAAATGTTTTTCATCTAACTTGTTTACAGTAAGTTTTAATCCAGCATATTGCCCAAACACATTAAATATTACAATAAAATGATTGAGCAATAACCTTTCACTTATTTTATCTGTTTCAAGATAACGGTTTAAAAGCCGCTTTACATATTTAAATCTTTTCAAATCATCATAAAATTCTTCTGGGTCAACTTTACCAGATGGCTTATAATAATGTTTTGCTGCAAAGATTATTAGATCACCATCTAAATCTTCATTCATTAATCTTCTTTCTTATTGCACTCACATTCACCTGGTGCACATTCACACACCTTACCACATTCCTCACACCAGTTTGGGTCCATCATATCAGGGATGGACTTATCTGGGTTTTCTTCTGTTAAAAATGTTTTATCTGTCATTATTTACCATCATTTTTAGGAGGTGTTTTATCACCTTGTGGATTATCATTATTACGCATTGCAGCTTTCTTGCCAGATGCTCTCATAGCAGCAAAGGTTTTAGGTGCAACCTTTGTAATATCAGCACCTTCTGGAGCATCAGTTTTCATAGCCATCATTTTTTTAGCATTTGGGGAAAGACCTTGTTGTGGATCTGAACCGTTATTTGGTTTATGTGTTCCTTTTGGTGCAATTGCCTCAGCAATCCGACTTGTTAACTTTTTAGATGCCATGGTGTATCCCTTACTCCGCTTTTTTATTTCTTTTTCATCAGTTGATGTGTCAATAATTTTTCCTGCTTTGGACTTATATCTCTGCATGGTAGTTGATGAAACTTCATCTAGATTTACTTCTTCTTTCATCGGGTTTGTAAAATCACCAGCTTTGATACGACCAACTATACGCATACCACCATCATGAACAACGAAGTCACCGTTGGTAGCAATAGAAGATGTGTAACCTGGCTTTGGTCTCTTACCACCTAGTGCTTTTCTCATCAGCGCCGCAAGTTCTTTCTTTTGCGCTGTTGTTGCTTTTGCTTCATCAATCTCAACTTCTTCTTTGCGGAGAAGATCTTTACGAAGATTTCTTGCTGCTGCTCTATCAGCCATCTTTAATCCTTTCGCGCGTTTATCCATAGTTTTTACATCCTTTGAAATGTCTGCAGCCTGTGGACCATCTTTACTACGTAGCATTTTACCAATTGCTGAATCTGATGCACGATCTTTACTACGGTTAGCTTTTGTTCTATACTTCATAAGAGTAGATGTAGAGACTTCATCTAGATTTACTTCTTCTTTAATACCAAGACGCTTCATGTGTTTCTTTACAACATCTCTTGCGTCACCATTTGGATTCTTTTTACCAGCAACATACAAGTCATCAAACAACTCATCATCACCAATAAGTGCATAGAGTTTGTCTGCGGCATCATCACCTTCTTTACCAAGTTTGATTGGTTTAGACATAAGTTTCTTCAACTCTGCCTTTGCCTTTGGTGAATCTGGAAGAGCCCATGTGCCTTCTTTGATGTCATCAATAGATGCACCCATATCAACTTCTTCTTTGGCCATTTTGCCAACGGCCCTTGCGATACCTTTTGCTCGTTTATCAGCTTTCTGACTATGATAATCAACAGAAGCAATAGAAGCTTGAGGATTACCCTGTCGAATTCCTCTGTTCTCCATATCCTTGGCAGCTTTCTTTACATAAGAACCTAGAGTTTTTTTCGAAACTTCATCAAGTTGTTCAACTTCTTCCATCACATAGACGGTTGAATGTCCATGCGACTTTGCCCACTTTTGAGCAGACTTTTTAGCATCAGCAAATCTGCCGTTAACAGTATGCATTTCTTTACTATTGTCATAATCTACCTCGCCCATACGCTTGTGAGTGAACATCCACGTTGAAGAATGTCCAGGATCTTTAGCCTTTTTACCGTGCGATCTCATGTAGCGATCGTGTCTTACTTCGACTGCTTCATTGGCCATTTTTGCGCGTATTGTAGCAAGTTGACGTTGAGTAGAATTCATTGTGCGTTCAGGCTTCTTACGACCGGTCGGGGTCCGCCCCATTGCTGCATCATGAGCACGGTTTCTTTCACGCTCTGCTTTAACTGGATCAACACTATGTTTAATCTGTGGTGCACGTTTTTTACGAGGCGCTTCATCAAGTACCGCTTCACTTGTCTGTACTTCAACATTAGAATCATTTTCTGCACTCGGTTTTTTCTTCGAAGCAATTGCTTTACTCACAGCCTTACGCCGTTTGTGCAAATATTTATCGGTCGAATCAACATCGCCATCATTGTCAATGTCTTTATCTTTACGATCTTTATGCTTACCTCTGAGTTCTTTTGGATTCACTGGATCCATAGCTTCTCTGATGTTTTTCAGAGCAAGTGCAATATTTTTAATGTCTTGTGTTTTCATTTTGGTTGTCCTTTTACATCCATATGTTTGCTGATATGGCACCTGCTGATGCGACCATTACTACCCAGAACAATTTATTTATGGTTGAAACTGTTCTATGATTTTCATCTACTTTTTTCTCTATCTCGTCTAATTTTTGAGAGAATCTATTAAGCCTTTCAAAAGCTTTATCATGATCCTCTTTTAACCCAGCCAACTTTTCCTCTGCTCTAGCCAATGTTATCATGGCTTCGGTAAGTTGATCCAGCTTATCTTCAATGCGATCAAGTCTTGAATGAGTGTTTTCTGGCATTATATATTTCCGCCTATCTGAGCAAAATGTTTAAATGATATAGATCTGGATTCTTTCTGATCAACCCTACCAAAACCTGGTTTTGGTTTACCTTTAATAACAGAATCAAGATGCATCTTCATATAGCCATTAACTTCTTTTTCAATATCAGCTGACTTAGCCAAACCTATTATTTTATTGTAAAGGCTTCGTGCCATTGATTTTTGTTCATCTGTTGCTTCACCTGCATTCATTACATCCATTTCCATTTTTAAAAACTGGTCTTGTAAGCGTGTCATCTGTTCAGCATTCTTAACAGTTGAATGTTTTTTCATTGTCTTGATTGCTGATCCACACATATGGAAATGTTTAGTTGTATAACCACCGACAGTAATTTCAGTACCAGTACTTTCATTTGTAGTTTGAACCATATTGGTTTCTTCGGCTTCATCGGTATCTTCTGGATCAACATCTTCACGAACAGCTTTTTTAGCTTTCATAAACATTGCATCATCGCCAGTAATCATACCAATAAGCTCGTTGAGCAAAGAGAAAAGAACTTTTCTTTCGGCAGGCGGTACTGGTTTATCTTCTTTCATTTTATCAAGAGCACGAACAATTTTGGTCATGTCTTTTCTATCCATCATACCAAGACGAACAAGCATTTTAAGCCTATCAGTTGACTGATCAGTTTTTTCGTACATCATGCTTTCCTTTTGCTCATCTTTATCATCAAGATATGCTGCAATGGCCATCTGCTGTTTCTTTTTATCGGACTTGCCCTTAAATTGAGGAGCCTTTGATTTTCTAAAGTCCTTTATATATGCTCCAGCACCGTCCGATGGTTTAAGTGGCATTACATTTTATCCTTTTGGTGTATTATCTTTTTTAAGAATATCTTTTTCAACAGGAACCATTCTTATTTTTACTTTACCGTCTGGCCCAGTAACTTTTTCTGGTTTTCTAGCATCAGAGGTTGTTTCTAGATCTTCTTTTCGAACTTTAGCTGCCAGGTCTTTATCTGCTTTACCCCATGTACCAGAAGATTTGGTCACAAAAGAATTTACTCTTGCCATGCCCCACTGTTGAGGAGTTGTTCCCGGGCGGTGACCAGTTTTCCAAGCAGCTATGCCACGGTTATAAACTTTACGAAGAATACCGAGAGGCATACCAGACTTCTCTGCTTTCTTTTTTAAACCTTCAGTATTTTCGGAAATGTATTGTCTAAAACGAACCATGTTAGCCTCTTGGGTATGAAATTTTAGTTGCTTTAGAATTGGATCCAGTTGAGAACAAACCTTCAATAGGTTTTTTATTAATAATAACAGAACTATTTTCGTGCATCTGTAAACTACCAATAACTGTTCCGTTTGGTCCTGCTGAATCTTTTAAGGTAAGAGTAGCATCAGCGGTTGCTGAAACATAAACCGATTTAGCACTGTTTATGTGACTACCTGATGCACTATCTAGAGTGATTACAGCTCCAATTGGTTTAAATTGCATTACACTGTTTCCTTATTTTTAATTTTTGTATCTTTTAATCTGGCGCGATCTAGCATACGATCATGGCGTTTGGCATCAGCTGCCTTTTCTCTTTCAATACGTTTCTTTGCCAATTTTTGGGCTTCAGATTCACCAAACATCTGCTTAAATCTAATTGTATGTTTACTTGGTTTTGTTTTGGCTGTAGCATCTCCTGGTGCTGGCTTATATGCAGAATCATCGTCATCAGCTTTTTTGCCATGTTTAGCAAAGTGTGCAGCACGTTTTAATTTTGTAGATTTTTTGAGGCCTTTGTAATACCCTGCGGGTTGGGTGCCTGCTCTATCCTTAATATCTGGATCTTGTGGTTGAGTTTTAGGGCGTTCTTTACTTTCGCTTGCTCGTTTAATAGCATCTTGTGTAGGTGCACCTTTCTCACCCTTCTTACGCATTCTTTCGCCGCGTGCTCTCTTAGCACGGATATTAGCCCAAAGACTCTCGTTTGTTGATTCGTATTTAATGATAGCATTAGTAGTTTTAAAATCTTTTTTACGCATGATGGTCTTCATCGTGATTTCAATATCATTATCGCCTTTTGGTTTAATAACAACAGGCATATTCAAATCAGTAGGTAAATCCTTCAATACGGCTTGCATATCTTCGATTGATTTAATTTTATTACCTTTGGCTTTATGTATCTTCTTGAAAAACCTCTGTAGTTCAGCAATCTTAATATCTGGGTTGTTTCTAGCATCATTCATTCTATCTGCAAAATGACGTGTAAATGCAACATCAATACCATACTTATTAAGAAGCTTATCAGCAAATCGTTCCAAACTAGTAATTTGTGATGGACTTACCTTCTCTTCAATATGTTCAACAGCATCAAGCCATTTACGAACATTCTTACCATTTTGTTGTTCAATAATAAGGTAGTTTGATGCACATTGTACTACTACGCCAATTTCATCATTTTCTTTAATAATGACTTGATCACCAATAGAATATAGTGATCCATCCACATATGCTTCACGCACATCAGATACTGGTTCTAACTGAATGTGTCTCTTAAACTCAGTCTGTTCTTTGAGACCCATACCTTTACGGACCATGTTAAAAATCTTTTTAGATTCTGCGTTGCTTACTGCCTTTGGAATACCTTGAGAAAATTTGGTAAAGTCATTGTCAGATGCAGCTGCACGCATTTTAGATGCAGACATTCCAGTAGCACCTTCTGCATCAGGGTCACGATCACCAGCTGATACAACTTTAATATCCATAAAGTTATAAAAGCCGTGTGCTCCTTTTTTACCGTTGTACTTATTTAATAAAATATCAAATTCACGAATACGATCGGATCCAACAACCATAATTACGTTGCGGTAACCTTCATTATATAAAGAAGTGGCAACCTGAAATACATTTTTTAATTTATCTGATTTAAGAATATTTCTGGCGTGTTTGGGAAACATCTTTCTTGCAATTTTTAATTTATCTTTGTATGCAAGAGGATTCTTTTTAGCATCTTGAGACTGAGACAAGTACATACGGTAAGGATTCCTACCAGCATTTTTTGCCATAGCGTCTAACAATTTCTCATGACCAATGGTAGGCGGATTCATACGCCCAAAAGAGAAAACAACAATCTTGTTTTCCTCAACCAAATATTGTTTAAATGACCCTATCATTTATTTACCCGCCACTTTAGAGGCCTTACGGTCCTTCTCTCGTTGCCTCACAACCTTGACTAATTTTTTAGCTGTTCGATTAATTTTAGATACCATAATAGGTTTTCTTAGTCTGGCTTCAATTTCAGATTTACGTCCAGGTGCCAGGTTAGTAGCACCCTTTGATAATTTCTTAAACATTGTTTTATATGCTTGCCGTTGAGCTCTTTTTTTAAGAGTTTTCATATCTGCAAATTTACGGGCAGCTCTATTTCTCCCGAGTTTTAATTTAGCTTTATTTCGCTTCATTACTCGAGATTTTCTTAATCTTGCTTGCATTGAAAGTTTTTCGTCAACAGCTTCTTCGCCGATGTGGTGGCGCCTGTGAGCACGATAATTAGTAAGTTCGTCTTCTCCTGGACGATACTCTACTACATACATATCTCTAAATCTTAACATTAGGTTTCCCCATTATCGGCCTTTATCCCAGCCCTTTAAAACATCCGGCGAAAAGTTGTTGTAAGAAAATTCCATTCGATCAACAATCTTTAACGCATCACCACCAATTTTATCAATTGCCACGTAACCTTCAGGTCCAGTGGTAACATAACCTTTATTTGTTTTTACAAAGGTTTTAATAGAAGATAATTTATTAAGTTTATTTATAAGGATTAGTTTTGCTAGGACCAATTCTTTTTGTAAATCAAACAACAATTTTAAACTATTTTTGTTTTGAGGTGTGAAAAAATCAAGAATTTCATCTAGCTTTGCCTGCTGAGTTCTCTTGCCTCTTTCAGTTTTTCTTGAATCAATTTCTTTTTGATACTTTTTTGAAATCCATTTAATAAGACTGGATACATGTCTTGTTGTATCTCCGATAACAGTTCCGGCTCTGACATATGTGTTGTTATGCGTTTCGATGTGCTGAGCAAGTGTGGGATTTGCTTCAATTTTTCGGAGAGTAGTTCCAGAAATTTTGTTGAATATTTTGCCAGCATTTGAAAGATGTGCATTTACAGCTCCAGTTTCTTTTTTCGTCATTGTATATTTTGAAAGATCTCTTAACATTGCGTCTTGTGACCAGACAGTTCTCGATTTAAACTTAGATGTATCTACTCCATAAGAAGCCCTCATTGTTTCGAATGTTTGTCCTTTATATGTAGTGTGCCAAACAATACCTAGTTTTGCTCTCTTAATATCATCTGCCATTGGTGTTCCATCAGGGATAGCATAAACAATAGTATTAGGATGAAACGTGACGTAGGATTCACCTTTAATCTTTTTGGTTTTAACATCACCAGGTCCGTACAAAAAGTCTCCTTGAATAACACCTTTGATACCTATTGAAGGTAATTCCTTAAGTGCAAGTTTTAATTTATTAGCAAGATCACCACTAGTGTCAGCATCAACATCAGCAGCAGTCTTATATACTTTAGGATTTTTATTGAAGATTCCTTTCTTCGCAACAAAGAATTTTCCGTCACTAGGGTCAGTACCAGCAAAAATAGCAGGAGCACCATCCCATTTAACAGAAATGTTTCCATCATGTTCCCCTTTTAGCATATCACGTACAGATCTTAAAGCTAGAATACTTTCTCTAGCACCATTCACACCGCCATATATGACAGCATCTTCAATGTGCGTCATATGGGTATTCTTTTGTTCAGTTATAAAATCTTTAAAGTTCATCTGTTTCTTACCAATGTTATGTCAAACGATGATGAAATAATGCTACCAGTCGAAGCGATTGCTCTTATTTCAATATCTGTTTTTGCCGGAAGCTTAATTGGAATTTGATAATCGCGAGTATGAAACCCACCAGGAACATCCATAATATCTCTAGTTCTAAATGCTCCATTATTAGGATCATAAAGTCTCGTATATAATGATGCAGTTATTGAAGAGTTATAAGCGCCAACTCCAACATTCCATTTAGTTAAATATCCAGTGCAGTGAAGGGGAATAGTATAAAGCGCAAGTTGCGTTTGTCCTAGACCGTAAGTTGTACCGACTCCAATTGTGCCGATATCAGCTAAGACTGTGCCACCGCCGCCGGCTGCTGTTGATATTATTACATTACCTTCATTTGTTCCAGTTGAACCTGCAGATGCAACAAACGCACGATAGACTCTCAAAAATTCAGTAGTACCTACAAGATTGTTAACTGGCTGAGTTGCTTCAATCTCATTGTAATTTGCATCTAATCCTAGGATTGTTACTGTTTGCGCTCCGTTTCCAGTTGGGTTATCATCTGCATCATTACTTGAAACAAAAACAGTTGATGCCGAAGAAAGGTAGTTATAAATACCACCATGTTGCCATATGGTTTCAGGAGCACCACCTACACTTGGATTACGCCCAAACTTGTGAATGAAATCAGTTTTAAGTACCCTTCCAGCAGATATATCAACCGATTCGGCTAGATGTGTATTTGCAAAATGTCTACTACTAATAGCCATTATTTTTTATACCACTCTATATCTAGGTCTAAAATTTTAACAGATCCTTTTTTAATTGGCGCAATATTGTATTTTGATTTCTTACCAGCTGGAATACTAAAAGACATCTCAAATGTAAACTGATATGCACCGCCACCTTTTGCTTGAACTCTTGCTCTATATACTGCTTCAGCAGACTGTCCAAATGTAGGTATGTCTTTAAGTCTAAGAGGGTTCTTTTTTCCTAACAAATAGAAACCATGAGTTCCAACATTTACATAATATGTTTTCTTTTTATTATAATATTCTTCAATTTTTGTAGCAGGAATTTTACCTTTGATTTCTTTAAATCTTGCTAATTCTTTTGAGTAAATTTCTCGTTTACCAAGACCTGCAATCTCAGATTTAAGACCATCATCTTTAGTAAATTTATAAGGTTCATTTTTCCACTGCTTTGCAATAAGATCTAGTACACCAACTTCTTTTGCAAGTTCTATAACAAAAATCTTTTCATCATTTTTTTCATTAGGGTTACCAATGGACCATTTACCATTTGCATATTTCATAACTAATGAACCAGCCGAGGCTGCAGTGATTTTTAATTCACAACCAGATTTAATCCCATTTTTCTGCAACATAATATCTGGAATATCTGAACCAGCGCCAGCTGGCGTAAAATCTTTTGGTACAATTCCTAAAGGTTTAAGTGCATTAACAGCATTTACCTCATATTGGAAACCTTGTTGAGCTGTCACAGACATCTCTGAAATGTACCTTTTAAACCTCTCCATTGACACTTCCTTTATTTAAGGTTATTAGATATTACTTCTATTTATATAAAATAAAAAAAGAGGCTTAACGCCCCTTTCGTTGTTCTATGTAAAGTTTTTTACCTCTTTTGATAACATCATACTGGTAATTTTCAAAACCAGAATCAATTAAATCCCTATTTAGACTACTGACCCAATTTGTAATATCAGGAACTTCTTGGTCCGAGTCAAGTATACCTACTAGGTAAGGATCTTTGCTGTCGTTCACTAGCTTCATTATTTCTTTCCTCTTTCACTCTCTCAGTATGTATTCATGGTATAATTCACGGACCGAGTTCTTGTGAAAGAACTCGATCCAATCTTCATGGATATCATGCCGCAAGAGCATATTCCACAGCTTTTTCAGCCGCTTTCACTTTACGCAACTGATTGGAGCCAAACCACTGATTAAACAGACGAGAGTCAGCGGACCGACCCTGCACGTGATCCGTCATATATGTGACAGAGTTAAATGCCTGCCACCAGGATCCTTCACCGTATTCTGCACCAGGCTGTGTTTCCAGAACATCGTATGCCTGCTTGGCTGGCCGAGAAAGATTTTCTGCCGTAACAACTTCCTGTTTCTCACCAGTAGACAGTGGGAATACATCGTTGTAGTAGTTCAACAATGACTCAACAGTGAAACGCTTGGAACCAAGAAACTCTGCCATTTCCTTGTACTTGCTAAACTTTTCGTGGGCAAGACCAAGTGTTTCTTTCACAGAGTCTGGGTTAAATTCAGTCCGGTGACCAACTTTGACTGCACGCTGAGCCTCACGGTCAATCGCAAAGGTAAGAGTATTGTTACAAACAACGCGGATAGGAGTGAACCGAACATCGATAGCCTTTCCATACTGATGCGGGTTCGAGAACAGCATGTAAGAGTCTACACGATCCTCACCAAAGATGTCAAAGGACTCTTTGATTTTTGCAAGAGCCCAAACATACGTGCCACCTTTCAGTGAACCAGCTGTATGCATCTCCATATCACCAGCAAGAACAAACTCATTGAAAAACTCAAAAGCGGTCTCATTTTGGCAAGGATGCCAACCTTTACCTACGTTGGTAAGAATTTTACCGTCAGTAGAACGGACAAGAGATTTTTGACCAGTAGGAATTTTCTCACCATCGTAATCAATGTAAGATTCAACCTCTTCAACGGACCAATCAACTCCGGCTTTTTCCATCATCTGTTGTGGAGTAAGATCGTTGGATACCTTTGTACCCAGACCGTGCCAAGGAAGGTCGCCGGCATATGCCATCTGGGCTTCGCCGTTCACAATTTCAAGTTCGTGTGCCATGTTATATTTCCTCTTTTCTGTTCTGATGTGTTAATTATAACACATTTTAAAAGTCCTGTAAACACCTAAAGTGCAATTTTTAAAACTTTTTCCAGTTACGGATGCGTTCGTTTGCTTTCTCCTGTTCCCATTCAGCAACCTTATCCCAAGAGCGAACCATTGCCCACTCGCCAGAATTTGCCATAGAGTTATGCATCTTTTTGGACTCGGCTTCAGTAAGACCAGAAACATAAAAGTAATCAGGATGATCACCAAAGTTTTTTGCTTCAATTGCCCACATCATGCATACTCCTTAGCGGTAATAGTCATGAACCCATTACGAGACATATCAGGCTCTTGATTAATTGTCAGACCAAGTTCTACACATTCTTGAGTCCATTCAACCATAGACTTTGCGAACAGATCAGGATTGTTCTTACACCAGCCCAGGCTAAATTCAAGTTGTTTGCACGTAATCATATTTATTCATACTCCTTCAAGGTTATGATTGATTTGAGTTCCTTGACCAGGTCCCGACCATAGTCGGTGAACAGAATGTCGTGGTTCCACACCCAATGTTCAATACACTGGTCATTGTAGAACTCTTCGTCGGAAGTCATCCACCGCAGGGCAGTCTCACGATCCCCGGCGCCAAGAGCAATATGCTGATTTACGTCGGCCTCAAAGTCCTTGACGGCTTCCTCTTCCCACCGGCGCACCCGCTCCAGGTCTTCTTCGAGCTCAACGATCAGAGAATCCCATGTGGTTTGCTTTTCTTCGTCGGTGGAAGCATTCCACTGGTTCCACCAGTATTCTCCCGGACGGAAACCACGAGCATCTTTGTGAAGGTCGGAAATGGTGTTCTCATCGAAAGTGTAAACAGTCATATTTTTCTCCTTTTGACTCTGTTACTATACCACATGTAGGTATAGATGTAAACACCTTTTAAAACTTTTTTTGAAAAAAGGTGTTTGTGTATCATTTATGTAACAGGTTTACACCTAACAAAATATGTGATATAATATATAACTACACTATGGAAAGAGAAGATATGCCTATTGGCTTTGGTTATGATCCGTGCGACGATGTTGTGCACTGGTTGGACTGGATACGAGAAGATTTAAAAAACAGAAACGCACCCAACAATATGTATGCGTTGACTGTTTGAAGCATTCATGGCTGAGTGATATTTTGTAGTATCTGCTATATAGACCTTACCTCTTTTCATATGCATTTCCTCACCATCTATAACCATTCTACAACCAATATCTGTTTGGATTGGAATATGTATTCTTGGTTGCCTATCTCTATGCCAACTCAGGCAGGTTCTAGGATTACTTACCATAATCCTAGTCCTGTACATATTGTATTTTTTAATGTAATGATTCAGAATAGGTGTATCAAAAACAGTATGTATAAAATCTGTTTCTGTCATTAAATCTGCTCTACCGATAGATGCTTTCCAGTTTTGATCCGGTTTATCAGATTGTAGACCTATTTGTATAGATAAAGCAGATGTATCAAGTGAAGTGTTTGTGATACTGAATATGTATTCAACTTCTTTTAAAAGTTGTTCTATATTTACAATATGACGTAAAATTTTAAAATTTTGCATAATTTTTCACCCAAAAACCTAATCTAGGATTTTCTAAATATTCTTTTGCATCATCAAACATCTCTATAAAATCATAGCCAGATGGTTTTCTTGATTGGTCAGTATCTGCCCAAACTGGTATTAATATATCATAATCTGGGTCAGGCGATTCTCTTAAATGAACTTCTATTGCCTTATTATCAATAAACTCTACATTTATTTTTGGCAAGCCAGACAGATCATTTAATATTCTAGGAACAGTAGGAGTGTCCTCTAAATGCACCCATCTATTCCACCTAGTAAATTTTAAACCTTGTTTTTCTGCTCTATATGCACTCAGTGCTTCCCACCAAGGGTTCAAGGCTAACCTAAATTTATATGTAACCGACCAGTGATGACCTTCAAACCACTCACACCAGAAATGACCAGGTGGCCCATTTTTACAATTACCTTTTTCGATCCATTTCTTTTCTGCAAGAGCACTCATTCCGTACAAGTTGTAAATTGGTCGTACTATATACCAACCTGAGACTTCAGGTGCTAATCCACACGGACCGCAATTATATCCGAGAGATTCTGCTAGGTATAATTTATTGAACCATTTATGATGCTTTTGATATTTTTTATAAGCGTCATCATCATCCATTTTCAATATCCTCATACCTAGCAGATTTATTTATACTAATACATAGTGAATAAAGAGAACCAGAGCGACAGAAGCTCCAAGTCCAACCATCATCTTACCAAAGTCTTTTGCAACCAATGGAAACACTGACTTTGTTTTCTTCTTACCAAAGTAAGTAGCCATTGCAAGTTCACGACCAGCAAGTAAACCAACAAAGACCCAAGTAGTAGACATAGGAATGTCATTGAGTTCTTTAAAGAAGTACAAGCACAACCAATAGAATAGATCAATCAGTGTTGCTGATCGAACATACCTTGTGTTGTGTTTCTCAAGTACAATCTGTTGGATCTTACCACCACGTTCTCGGAACATGAAAAACAGACCACCAACAAACACTACGCTGATCATTAACATTAGATCAACTGGAATGACCCTTGGTAAGAACACTGCAATGTTAGCCATATCGTGAGACAACCAAGTCCACCACAGACCACCTGTTGCAACCCACTGAGCAATACGCCATGCTCTTTTGTTGCTTTCGGTTACTGGTTTTGTTTCATCAAACCATTGTCCAGCATATTTGTGAATAGCAAACCAGATAACATATGCAAATGCAGCGGCAACACCATATCCCATAATAGATTTCATAAGCATTTTCTCTAACACAAACGTAGAAGCAAATACAGATAAGATTAGGAATGAAGTTGATACTGGTACACCAAGTCGAGTCAGTGCAACCAAAATAGCAGGTGCAGCAGCTTGGTACCACTGTACCTCTTGCCATGGGATTTTATTCAAACGACCGTATGAAATATCCCCACCATTTACACTCCAACCATACCAGAGTGTTGCTAATAGAACAGCGGATGCCGCTGCCCATAATGTTGTATATTTAAATCGCTCATTGTTTGATGCCATCCAAGTACCGAGCGTTTGTACTGAATCGTTTGCAATAACTGCATATGCAGCCAATAGGAAGCCGACTAGGCTCCACAGTGTGAGTGCGTCCATTTATTTCTCCTATGCTTGACGGTTTTACACCGTCGCTCACATTAAAATAGTTGATAAGCTTTACCCTTATCAATACTATCTATAATATCAGTCAGCTAAAGGATTGTCAAGTGCCTCTTGTAGTATCTCTTTTAAATCTCTTTCGAGCAATCTCATCTTTTTATCAATACGAGTTTCAGTTGCTCTCATAGTATCACGAACATCTTTTTCATTTATTCTACTATTAGCTTCTACCTCACGAATGGATGCAGTCACATCTTTCTGCAAGGAGTTCATCTCATTACGCACACCTTCAAGAGTTGTTTCGATGCCATTCTGAGATTCCTTAATACGGTTTTCTGCGGTATCAACTTTACTCTCGATTCTATCCACTAGATCTTCCATTGCCATCACGTCAGATCTTAAATCATTCTTGATATCTCTTGTGTAGTCGATTGCCTCGCCAAGTTTTGTTTCAATTACGTCATTGCGGGCAGAGATTGCATCGGTGTCTATATTCGCTATGATTTCTTTCATATCCATATAATCTTTGTAAAACTCGAAACCACCCCAAAGACCACCGGCAAGGGTACCAAGTAAAGGAATCAGAAGCAGTAGCTTTGATCCTCCTATCTTGATTCCTTCATATTCAATCTCTGCCATCTACAATTCCTTTACTTTTTCTTTGCGTATGCTTGTCCACCAAAGAATGCCGCAACAATAGCAGCTACCGACACAAAATATGTTGCTGCCATATCTCCTAAGATCTTTGCTGCTTGATCCAGACTGATTAGGTTAGCAAGAACAACTGCAAACGGATAAAGCAATAAACCAGCCAAAGCAAACCAGGTCATATTACGCTGTGCATCTCTCATTGCATCTGCATCTTCGAGTTCTTTGCGCTTAAACTCTAGGTACATTGCCTCTTCTTCGGCACTTACTTTTCCGTCACCGTTGCTGTCGGCTGGATGATAGTTTTTTACTTCTTCCTCAGACATTTACCCTTTTCTCCAAATTGTAAATGCGCCCCAAGCAATCATGCCATAGGCTACAAGAGAGATTGGCATGAGTATCATTGCCACTCCACCACCAATAAGAACCATACCGTCCCAAGACGTTCGTTCTTTCAGTCTACTTTTTATCCAGTTCATTGATTCTGTCCTCCAGTTCATCTATTTTTCTGGTTATTTTTGGATATTTTTTCCGCCAAGCATCAGGTGGTTCTTGTAACCAAGTCCACCCCCAGCTGTTAACAAGATGATCTAGTAACTGGTCAAACTTAGAGTAGCCCCAAATACCAGCCCGTGTTTCTTTAAACCATGCAAGAAATGCCGCACCGAGTAAAGCACCAGCAATAGCCGTCCAAATCCACAGCGTATCGCCAAACATTCTTTCTATCATTTCTATCATTTCATTAGTTTCTCTGCAGCATCAACATCTGCTTGAGATACAACACCTTCTGCTAATAGTTTTGCTCTATTATTCAAATGCTGTTGTTCTAGCTCTTCTTTGGACCCACCCCAGTATCCAACAGCGTGACCTTCTTCAATCATTATCTGTGTTACTGTCTTATCTCCTACTTGAAAATCACCTAATATTCTGCCAAACTTGCCTTTCATATCCTCACCTTTTTTATCCTCGTGAGTGATAAGAACACATTCACCTTCCAAAATTTCTTTCAGTCGGTTTTTGGCAGCAGTGCCAAAAATCTTTTCTACTTTATCAGATGTACGTGATTCGGGTGTATCAATGCCCATAATCCGCACACGCTCGTTTTGAAGTGTGATACCAAATCCGAGATTGATATCCACATCGCATGTATCTCCATCAACTACTTTTAAAAGTTTTGCGTCGTAAAGGTTAGTGTCGCCCATTTATTTTTTCTCCAGATATTTGATGTAATTTTGCATGCTGTGATCTCTAAAAGAGTCAAATAGTTGTTTCCTTTTCCATGCTGCGAAACGACCTCTCCAGCCATCTTTGATTCTCTGCCATGGAGTCATCTTACGGATATTACCGTAGAAGTTAATGTAACATAGTGAACCATGATGTCTGTAACCCATAATGGCAAATGGGACTTTCGTGACAATATCGTTGTTATTAACATGCCTGTGATGTTCACAAGTAATATTGCGCACGAACTTACGTGTACCAACTCTTGGGGATCCATATGTAAAGAGAGCAGTAGGTTTTAATCTACTTGCACACACCGTAGCCATAGCACCACCAAGGGAATGGCCGCATATGAATAGCTTCTTTTTCTTACCTCTATCAGATACGGTTTTTGCAACTTTATCCCATACTTTTTCAAGTTCGTTCTGGAATCCATTATGAACCCAGCCACCAACCTGCGCTTTATCTGGAAACGCATTTAAATCTGCTTTAATATCGGAAAATTGTGACGGTTCAGTACCTCGGAAACAAATACACATCTCTCCACTGTTCCAAACAACGTGTACTTGAGCACCATCAATATTAAAAAATCTATGGTATGGATATCCAAGTTCTTTGAATTCCATCCAAGCTTCTTTGTCTTTATAGGCAAGTTGTGCCATAATAGCCATCTTGTGGCTTCTGTCTACATAAGACATAATAATCCCCTTGTAATGTGTTAAACATAATGTAAATCACACCCAAGGGGTAGTAGTAATAAATCAGTTCTCGAACGTAAGTTCTTGTAATTTTCTTAATTCAGCTTCTAGTCTCATAACTTCTAGCTGCTTTTGTCTTATCGCCAACTCGAATAATCTATTACAGTCGATCCTTTGTTTAACCCTTCGACCTAGGGGTATCGTAATTTTAGCAAATACACCAATATCAGTACTCTGATCCATATCAAATGTGCTTGTAGACGAATTACCATCAATAATTCCTGTAACTCCAAACTCTAGGTTTGTTGCCGACCCGATAGCATTAGAACAATCTAAATCACCATCTCTAAACTTATCTGATTGGTAATTGCTAACACTATTTGGCAATTGTAAGTTTAAAGAACTACTACTATCAGCAAATACTTTATTAGCAATCATAATCAGAAAGAATACATAAAGTATTCTCATAATTCACCTCACTTAATCTTCGAGCAAACCCTCGAAGCTACGACTGAAATTGCAGAATCATCTGCAATCCTATTTAATTTTGAGACAGTGCAAACATACACTACCGATTTCACGTCTTTTTTCCGTACGTACACAGAAAAGTTTTTTCTTGATAAATGTGGTAAACTAATAATTCTATCTGTAGTCGCAAATACTATAGGTTTCATATCTTTGTCTAGTACTTGGATTTCATAATATTTTACATCTTCTCTCCGATTTATTGTTTGTAAGTCCACCACATATACATTATCTACATGGGATTCTTTTATTTCTGGGTACGTAGGCGTCAGTTCATGTGCTACACTATAGTTCACAAAAACAAACGTCAATAAGATACATAATAATAATAGTTGTTTCATTATTTCGGAATACATTCACTTGTTACAATAGCTGTATATAAACCACCTGGAAATGATTTATCGGCTCCATATTCTGCAGTAGATGTTACTTTAAACCAAGTACTTCCAGAAAGGGTTAAATCATATTCAGTATGATTTTCATATTCAACTTTATCAATTTCATATGATGACATATTTGCGTCTGATACAGCACTTACTTCTACTTCACCATCCCATACAACACTATCGCTAAGTGGCGGGCTTGATGAGAATGAATTAGGCCAAGAGATTTTAACTTTATATGAATCTGCTTGGATAACATCTACACGAATAATTGGTAGAACACCAGCATCAGAAGGTGCTGTTGATAGTTTATCTGCTGTAGGGTTACCATATACACCAGATGTTTCTGTGATAATTGAACAGCGTGATTGAACATTACCTTGAATGTTAGTGATATTTGCATATGCTGCACTTGTGCCCATAATAACCAAAGCAGTAGCTGCTAAGAATTTTTTCATGGTGTTTCCTTTTAATTTTAGTTTATTTATATTGAGAGCGTACTATTTCTCTATGTCTTGTATCACTAGATAAGCTTCTCAATGCTCTTTTATTGTCAACTATTTCATTATCCTTTAACGTGATGGTATCCTTATATTCGCCACCTTTTATATCTTGTGAATAATAAGAATTAAGTTTTGGTGCTTGACTTAAAGCTACCATCATCTCATTTTGTTCTGCTATATTTGCAATCTTTTCTGTTGCACCACCAACTGCAAGTTGTTCTTGTAAAGTCTCTTTTTCTTCTTCTTTTTCCTCTACAATTTCCTCTTTATTACCATCTTCCTCTTCTTGTTCTGCCTTTTTGTTTAACTGCAATTGAACGTATTCATCTAAATATGGATTCTCTACATCAGGGTCATTAAGTAAACCATTATCTAATAAAAAAGCTAAAAGAGCCGATTCATAACCTGGACATCTTGGATCATTTATTGGTTCGTCACATGTATCATATACGTAATCATAATGGATTATAGAGTCTGTTATTGTGCCATCACCTTCAACAGTAATAGATCCTTTTCCTAATGTTTCTCCCAGTATGCTTACTGGATCATATTGAATTTTTGTACTCCCTGGTTGTTGACTCCAATCATCAACATGTAAATATTTGCATCCATTTCCATTCGGATTCTCATTGCAAATTTTAACTAAAGAGTCAGTCGTAGGATCTTTCTCAATAGTATAACGATGGTAAATACCATTCACTTTTAGTCCCAAAGCTTGAGGCAAAATATTTGTCATAACCCATTCTTGCTCTGTTGTTGTGCCTCTTCCGAATATTATTTCAGAGTGCGAGTAAGATGGCAAACAAAGCAGCAATACCAAGGCTAGCCTTTGCAGTATCTGCGTCATCCTTATCCCAATCCTTGAATATATTAAAGTCTTTATTCGTATTTTCTTCTTGTTTCTTTGGGTCATTTTCCCAAGCATCTTTAGCCATCTTTCCGATCATTCCGTCATATGGACATGGCGTCCCTGCATCCATCATGGCATCAAAAATTCTTTTATCTTGGCACATTACAGAAACTGCAGCTACCTTCATGCCCATATCATAAAGTGTTTTTGCATTTTTGAGTCTTTCACAGTTAAAGTCTCTAACTGTTTTACCCGCACTAATACCAAGGATCTGTGTCTGTACCGCACCAGAAACACCAATAGTACAAGTGTCACTGTTGCTTGTGTTAATTGTGGGGCTAATAGCTGATGGAGGAGGAGACTTGACTGTAGTTGTACTGTCTATAGTCTGTGTTCCATCTGTATCTGATATAGTACAAATGTATCCTTCTGGGCAATCAATTGAAGCTCCTTGTGCATAGCCAACGCTACCAATAATAATAAAAAATAATGTTAATAGAATTCTGTACATATTATATTCCATTGACTAAAAGTTTTCATTCATCAATATTTATAAAAAAAAGGTCCGCAAGGGACCTTTTTAATAAAAAAATATAATAATTAAAATAAGTTATTTGGTTCAGAAACTAAAGCTGACGCCAAATTTCAGGTCTTCATAATCAAGGCTACTATCCGTGGAAATCACACCGTAGAGGTCTAGTCTATCAGACAAGTCATAAGTGCCTTCGAGTTCAACACCAACAAAATCAAATTCTGCACCTGTATCTACAGTACCGATGAGTCTAGATTCAACGTCAAATTTTCCAAAAGTAACAGTGGGACCAGCTTCCATAGTAAAGCCTTCATTCTCGACACTATATTCCATTTTACCTTTAGCCCCAAAGTCAAACATCGAGTCTGCAGTTGCTGTTGTAGCAATGAGTGCCATTGTTGTTGCAAAAATACCAATTTTCATATTTTGTTTCCTGTTGTTTAAGTTACATTATAAAAAGGCCCGTTCTGTTGCAAGGTGGAGCCCATACCCCGGAAGCCTAATTAGGCTGCCATTGCCATTTCTGGCGCACGATTGTCATTTGCAATTGTGAATTTTGACCAATAACGCAGTCATCCGGTAAACTCCACTTCACTTTCACACCTGTCGATCCTATTTCAGGCCCATCAAAGATACACTATAGCTTTTTTCCCTAACAAACTAAGAACCCGGGGTAGTCTAGCGAGCCAGCCACGGCTGTTTTGTTAATAGTGTATCTATGGTGGACCTGCGTGGTACTGCCCCACGGTCCAGAATGTGTCCACGTCACTTCAACGTTTACAAGTTATATATTAAATCATTTTTTTGATATTGTAAACCCCTTACAAACAAATATAAAAAGGTGTATCATAAATGTAACACTTCGGTACCATCTTCACACCTTTCGATCCTATTTCGACCCCATCATAAACACACTGGGATTGTATTGTTCCACAGACGGTCTTGATACAAACATCGTCCAGTGTATCTATGGTGGAGTCGCTGGGTACCGCCCCCAGGTCCAGAATTTGACCCCATCAAAGATACACTTCCGAACGGCGTATAGCCTATCCCCGTGTAACTGAATACCCTAAAAAGTGTATCCATGATGGAGCCACGTCACTTCAACGTTTACAAGTTATATATTAAATCATTTTTTTGATATTGTAAACCCCTTACAAACAAATAAAAAAGGTGTATCATAAATGTAACACTATAGATGCTCTCCTCTTGAGTGCATCTCAATCAAATCTTGAATAAAGAACTTCATTTTATTTAGATCGTAGAGGACATCGGTACCATCTTTTTCTCCAAGACGATAACACGCCTTGAAAATATCTCCACGGCTTTTACTCATCCCTTTATAAGAAATGAGATGCCTGAGTTCTTCGGCATGTTCAGGAATTTTATAATATGAAGTTGACAGTCCATCAGACGCAACTTTTTTTCTATCTTTCATTAACTTAGATCCTTGTTCCAGTAGAAGATGTGCCTACCAATTTTTACAACTTTACGGTCCATTTTCTTTGCCCATGATGGATTTACATAATCGGCATGATAAAATGTAGAACCTTCAGTGATGTCACTTATCTTGCCAGTATAAACATCTTTGGCAAGTTTGTAAATATCATCATACTGTTTTCCAGCCACTGGAGTGTCACTCTTACCATCATGAGTCCAAGAAAACTGTTTGTTTGCCCAAACCACTTCACATACAGTATTTGGGAAATGCGGTGAATTAACTCTATTCATAGTTACATTTGCTACTGCAATCTGACCAGCAAGAGGTTCAATAAGAGACTCAAAGTAAATATTGTCTGCAAGACATTTTAGCTCTTTAACATCGGTTGGTATATTTGCAACAATGTGATGACTTTTGACTTCGGCTACAGGAGTAGGTTGTGCTGCAGTCAAAGTATTCCAGACAAACACACCAATGGCCACATTAGCGGCCATTGCTGAAGTATAATAAAGCCATTTAAATTTCATTTTAAACTTCCTCGTTTTCAGACATTTCTGCATCTTGGATATCTTTTAGAATATTATACCTCATCTCCATTTACTTTACGGCAACGTACCAAACATTTAGCCAAATCATCTATAAGAGAATCAAGGGTCATTATCTGATCATAATGATCGAAGTCACCTTTGTCGAGTGCATCAAACAAATATGCATTTTTTACAAGTGACTTAAGGTCATATTCCATACGGCTTAGAACCTCTGATTTCATTTGGCGGTTTGTTATTTGTTCCATCTTGTACATCTCTTGATTTGATAATTTAATATACCATATGCAGATACAGATGTAAACACCTAATTAACACTTTTTAAAACTTTTTTCGAAAAAACATATAAGTGTAACATTTATGATACACTAATAATCCTCGTTTGAGATATCCTCAATAATCTGATCTCTCATCTGGACTGCTTTAGGGTTAATAGGGTCGTGTAATCCTTTACCGTTAACCACTTTAAATGCAAGAGTAACTCTTTCACATTCTGTATACATTGCATGCCAGCAGTGATGATCTCGTTCAGAGATATGACCAAAATAATAGTGTCGGCAATTCCAACCTGGCTTATCTTGTACGGTAACCACTTCTTTAGTTTCTGGATCACGATACTTAAACCAGCTTTCACCTGTTTCAGACCACGAAAACAAAATCTGGTAGGCATTTGCATTCCAGTTAGTATGCCAACCTACGTGACCTTTTGGTGGATAATAATTAAAAAGTGCATTAGAATGTGCGCCAATAAATGCAGGTAATTCTTTTTTCATTTCCCACATGATCTGATTCCATTTATCTGGATCTTCTTCAGCCATTTTACTAATAGGCTGTGAGAAATGTTCTTCTGGGTACCCGCTATGTTTGTCTCCCATTTTTAATTTTTCTTTGATATACTCATCAGATGTATAATGCAAACCATTTGTTTTTGCATCACCTGGCTGAGATACATGATATTTAGGATTATTTCTACCTTCAATAGCAAAAAATTTATCAAGACCACTATTTAATTCTGCTAGTAATTCTTGGTTTTTAATTATTACTTCACTCATTTTTCACCAACTTCTTAATTCCTAGTGCCCAGTTTTCTGCAGCATCTTCACACCAACGTAATGATTTATTAATGTGTTCTGTATCTTCACGATGATAACACTTACCTTTACTATCATAGTATTTAATGTAAAAGTGTTCTTCTTTGGAGTTTATCTTGACTTCACAATAATGACCTTCTTCCATATCACTCCAGTAAGTTGATATCACTCTGGTATTATTCATTCACAAACTCCTTAATCATGGGAAATACCTTTGCCACTTCCCAAGCACATTCTCTTGCCAAATTAATATGTTCTTTCTGCGTTCCGTTTGCTGTTCTTAGTTCTATATAGTGTACCCAAGACCGCAGAGTTCCGTTTGCAATAACAACAGACTTGGTATTACCCTCTGGTAATACCGAACGTGCTTGTTCTTTTGCAATACCATTTTCAATAGCCCACTTATATGCCAACTTGGCTTCAAAAATAATCTGAGACTGTTTTATAGCCCAAGCCTTCTGAAGTTCTTCATTATCTGTGGCAATAGAGTTCTGACGGTTCTTGGTATCTTGTAAACGTGCTTCACGAATTACAAAGGTATCATCCATGTCTCTCGGATCTGCGTATCGCTGAGAAAACTCTTGAAAAGAGAACGAACGGTGACGTAGAAACTGTCTTGCAATATCACGTGTCGTAGTGACCTCAATAGTAGCAGACGCCATTTCAAGAGGAGACCAGTGTTTGTGTTTTACCAAATATCGGATAAGCTTCTCACCTGTCTCCTTATTCATCTGATTTGATGGATTGGATACCCTTGCACAATATGCGATCAAGTCTTGTGCAGTTTCTAATTCAGATAGTTCAAGACCAACTGGCTGAGTGAAACCGATTAGTTTTGCTGAAGTCACATTAGCCTCCTAAATCCATCAAAGGGTTACGTTTACGTACACCTTGTATATATTTCTGGTACTCTTTACCGCTAACTTTATAGGTAATAAACTTACGATTTGTTTCCTGTTTGTTAGGATTTTCAAGAGTAATTTTTACATCTGCGCCTTTTTCAAGGGCGCGCAATTTACGCAACATTTTATCAACATTAGTGACACCGAAGCCGCGAGTGCGCATCGAGCTAAGACGTTCACCTTTTGAGACTTTACCTTTACGGCCATTTTTAACACGAGTCATAATATTCTCCTATAATTTAAAATCTTTAAATCTTTCATTTGTGTCTGTGCTATCAAATACTGGAGCATCTTGTACTAAGTTCTGTTCGCTGTCTTGCACATCATACAACCGCATTTTTGCTCGATCAATACCAATTAAGAATCTTTTGTTTTTGTTTGGGTCGTTATATCGGTTCTTGAGTTGCTTGACCATAATCTGACCTTGTTGATCAAGTTCTTCTGTAGAGACCAAGGCAACCATGAGGTCGGCAGTAGCGGGTAGTCCAAAAGACTCGGACGTGTCCTCAAGCCCAGGATCCGACGAACCATAACCAGTACGTGTCGTTTGCGTTGCAGAGACAATCGGTAATTTAAATTCAACGGCAAGCCCTCTCAATTCTTCTGCTATGGATTTAATGTATGTATAAGAGTTTATAGAAGCACCCATTTTAATCCTAGAAGATGCGCAGATATTGAGATAATCAATAAACACAATATCAGGTTCAAATCCTTTCTTGAGTTTTAATTCATTAAGTAGAGCACGAAAATGGTTAGCATTAGCGGCAGATGTTGGGTATTCTTTAACAACCATTCTACCATTAGTTTTCTTTTTTAATCCAGCAACTTTTTCTGTGAACATTTGCAATGATAGTTTATCAAGCATGTCAATAGGAATATCAAGCAAGTTAGCATCAATTCGTTCTGCAATTCTTTCTTCTGACATCTCCATAGAAATATAGAGAACATTTTTACCAAGGTTCAAGGCACTTGCTGCCATATGACACATAGCAAGTGATTTACCAACGCCAGTACCAGCAAGAATAATGTTCAGGCTTTTAAGAGACAAACCACCTTTGGTGATTTCATTTAATAATTCAATATCAAATGGAATTTTTTCCTCTTCTGTGTGGTAAAAGTCATATCGTTCACTTACTTGTTCTAAGTAATCGTGACCGACATTGGTATCAAATGTAACACCAAGAGCTTTGGTGAGAATATCTGGTAGTGCATTTTTTGTAAGAGATTTATGTTTACCATCGATGATAGAAATTGATTCCATAATAGCATTAAATACTGCTCGGTCTTGGCACCATTTTTCTGTATTATTGAGAAGCCATGTTTCATCAATTGATTCTTCTTTAAAAATTTCAGGCAGAATTTCTACTGCGTGTCTGTACTGCTCATCTGAAAATGTTGTGGCATTATCAAGTTCAATTTTAAATGTTTCTGCTGTAGGTAGTTTATTATACTTAGCTACAAATGCCACAACTTGCTTGAACAAGTTCTGGTAAACACCTTCAAAATATGCAGGTTGAATAAACGGTAATACCTTACGCATGTACTCCTCATTAGTAAGGAGATTGCGGATAATTGTTTGTTCTATATTTGCATTAATCATTAGGATCTTTCATGTAATAATAGTTATCATCCATTCGAGTGCCTTCTGTGTAACCCAAGATACCTTCGGCTCTCATCTTTGCTCTGATCTTGGTAGCAGAAATTTTGTGAATATCTTCACCTAGATCATGCTCAGTAAATGTATATCCAACACCACGTCCATATGAAATATCTACGATGTTTGGTACTGCCATTATAATATAATCCTTACCTTTTGTAAAGTGCAGGGATAGACCTTTCTCAATATTATTAAACACCGTATCTTTATTAAATGGATTGTCTGTCTGGGCTGCGGTTCTACCCGCTCCAGCATCCTCGCCTACAATACCACCAACGTCACGAACCATAATACACACCTGACCTGTAATGTCATGTGCTCTTTTAAAAAGTTCTGTATGACCATCATGCCATGGCTGCCAGCGACCAAGCATTTGCACTGTTGGTTTTTGCCAATTAAAGGTACTCATTTCTATTCCACTTCATATTCAATAGAAGTCATATTTTGTCCTTTGTCTCAATTACTGCAGCTGTTTCAAGAATGTTCTGTAGAATAAGACCGGCAGTTTCTTGTAGTTCAATATTAGTTTCGGTATCAAGATCATTAATAGGGCTTGACACAATATTAAAATTAAAAGAGAGGTGTTCACCATCATCAGTGATTTTCAGTGTATCAAATGCGAGAACAGTTTCGTTAAACTCGCCTGTAAGAATACGGATGTCCCAGTTCTCTCCAGTACCTACAATCATTTCATAATCTGTATTTTGTTTCATAGTTTATACCTCAAACTTAATCCTAATTTCATTCCTTCAAAATAACTTGTGCAGTGAATACGCTGATTGTCAAATATGATAGCAGACCCTACAATAAATGAATATGGTGACCCTGATAATCCAAATAAATCACTTGGGTGGTAATGCCGAAGATATCCATGAGCAATGTCAGGATCTATTGTAATACCTGTTTTACCTTCAATAGGATATTCGTTTGGATTACCTTTTACACCAGTATTAAGATTAAATTTCAAAACTGGATGATGCATGCACCAAGTGACTCCATTCATTTTCCATTTTTGATTAAATATAACTAAAGCAGGAAATTGTGCTGCTAAACAATTAACCTCTAATGGTATCACAACATTTAAATTGTTATCTAAATGTGAAAACCAATCAGTATGCGGAAGGTACGGTTTAGAGTGTTGATAGTAGTTACCACTCTTAAACTGCACCTTTTTACCTAGAATACCCTCAACGATATTGCTGATCTTGTCAATATGAACACCAGGATCTGCCTTGTTCATTAAACCTGGGCTACGTTTTTCCTTAGAATTATAATCAGCAATGCACTCATTAATAATGTAATCAGGTATTACATTAAACTCTTGAACCGTATTAATAGGCATCTTCTTCTACAATCTCATCCATATTTACTGTTGATTGTTTACCCATTTGATACTGTTTGGTAATAAATTCAGCAAAGTCTGTATTAGCAAAAATAGGATCCCAAAACTCTTTTTTCTGTGTCGCATCAAGCCGAACTTTACCAGTAAGAACTTCACCTGTTTCTGGGTTTACACCTTCATACCAACCATTGGAAGGTTTACGAGCATACTCACCTGCAAGTGCTACGTCAAGCAAACCAGAATATTCACTCACACCGCCGTCCCAGGTAACACTAATAGGGATCTTTGATTTTTCTTTTACATAACGAGATTTTTCTACATTAATTACAAAGTCATAACCAATAACATCGGTACCCTTTTTATTCTGGCGCCGACCAACAATCCAGATGTTATCCGAAGAATAATAGATGCCCGTACCACCAGACACAATATCTTTTGGAAACAAACCTTGTTCTTTATATGTGTGGTTAATTGCAATCATAGGAATATTTTTCATTGCAAGATATGGTGTACACATACGGAACAAACCTTTCAATGCTTTTGCACGAGACATATCTGCCACTGCTTTTTCATTGATAGCATCATCTAGTTCTTTCTTTGATGCGACGTTTCCGATAGAGTCAATTACAACAATCACTTTATCATCACGTGAAAGGCTTTCAAGCTGACCAATAAGATCAAACTTGAGTTCTTCAATATTAGTAATTGGAGTGTGTAGAACACGTTCAGTATCAATACCAAACTGCTCAAAGTATGATTGTGGCGAACCAAACTCAGAATCATAGAACAGCATTACAGCATCCTTTTCTGCTCGCAGATATGCACCTGCCATGAGTAGAGCAAAAGATGTTTTAAAGTGTTTAGAAGGTCCAGCCAAAGTAGTCAGTCCTGGTAGCAAACCACCATCAACGGAACCTGATAGTGCCACGTTAATCATTGGCACATCAGTCGGCACTGGTTTCTTTTCATTAAAAAATTTAGACTCTGAAAGAACCGAAGTATGTTTCAACTTCGAGTTCTTTTTGAGTTTATCCATAATTGAAGTCACTGTTTTTCCTTTTCATATATCTTTTTGGCAATTTCTTCTACATCACCAGATGTATAACCATATTCTATCAAATATTGTGCCTTTTGTAAATATCTAATTTGATTTTCTTCGCTCAAATCTTTCCATTCTACTTTAGACATTTTCCATCCTTATGCCATCTTCCATAGTGCCCTGGTAAGGCAGATTTACCACAGTGAGGACAATCTATCTTTTTTCTATTCTTAGCACTCTCACTTATTTTTGCTTTAGTATCATCAGAATGCTTTAAACCCCATCTAGGACTATCTTCACCAAACTTGCCTGCATTTGGGCTAACAGTTCCATACATTGGATTATTCTTACCCATTTTTGCTTTGCTCTGCTTTGCTTTGGTTTCTTCAGATACAACTTTGCCTTTATGTACAATACTTGTCATCTGTCTTATCAATTCTTCTTTGTCTATTCTTCCAGATAATCCTTTCCATGCAAGATAATCTTGCCACCTACCATACTGCTCATACAATTTTCTATGAGCATCAGCATGCTCTTCAACAGTAAGTTTAATTAAGTTGGATGGGTCATCAGTACCACCGGCGTGTCTAGGCACGATATGATGCATGTGATAAATAGTTTTGCTGGACATAAGGTTCTCCTTTTGTATAATGTCTAGGGTAGGTAGAGGCGGCAACCTCGTGACCTACACTTTTATTTATACAAATGAAATCCTTTAGTTTATCCAATAGCTTATTAATCCTTTCTATTTGAATATGATGTGTTGATTATATCAAAATTCTCAAGAGTTGTAAACAATTCCTTATCCATATTCATAAGATTTTTAATAGCATCTACACGCATATCTTGAATACCTCTTTTAAAGTTTCTATTAGGTACTCTATTATTTGTTGATCCTACACCATGATGTGTATTGATATAACTAGATACAATATGATAATCACCACCATACTCAGACATAAAATCATGCAACTGATTCATAAACATATACTTCATGCCAGTAATAGCAGAAATGCCTTGTTCAATCATAGCTGCTTCTACAGCCGTAGCAAGTACAACATTACCTAGAAGTGCAGTAGATTTAGTTTGTAGAATATCTTTTACAGCTAAAACAGAATTTTGTGCACCACCAAGAATATGGAATGTTTGATTCTCTGGTACAGTTTCACAAAAGAAGTTAGGATAATACACAACTTTGTCATTAGTAGAACATAAGCGATCAATGATTTCAATCGGCAAAGGTGTTTTTACAACAACACCACCAGATGTTTTAGATAGAAGTTGCAAGACCTCAGACTCTAGTGTAGAAGCAACAACAGCTCCTGTCTCCTCATCAATTGATGTAGGAGTCTGTACAAATGTCAGGTTAGGATCAAAGTTAAAAACATCTTCTAAACTAGAGGCATCTTGGTGATACATAATATCGTTAGTATCTTTAGTGAAAAGATATTTAATTACATCTGCATTGGCATAATTAAATTCATTTCCACTATCAACAATAGCAATACGAAAAGCTTCAGGTTTCCTTTTTGGCATATTTTACCCCCATTTGGATGTTCGTTCCAAAGCAATCCAGTATTCTAGACCTTGCTCTTCATTCTCAAGGTGAGATACCATTGCCTTAGAAACACTAACCTCATAGTCAAGAGCCATGAGTTTCAAGTTACTAATATTATAAATCATTTCAAATTCAACGCTTTCATCAGAAATAAATTTATATGGAATTTCAATGTTAAAAGTATTGGATGTTGCATTGTTTTCATCAAACACTGTAAAACAAATATTGCCATTTCCTGCATTGGTAATTTTTACTTGATTGTGTCCGAGTGCTGTAGCTGCACGTTTAATTTTATCCAGAATTGTATTTTCCAATGTAAATTTAAGTTCTGGATCTGGCATCTTTACATCATTTGTAGGTGTGGTAAGAATATCAATATCGGAATAGAAATAGCGGACACGTGAAAGATTATTCACATCACTAATTGTGACTGATTTATCATCTGCAAAGTCCAGTGTAGGTGAATCAACTAGGTTAATGACACTCAGAAATTCCGATAGATCATAAATTCCAAATTCACGTGGAAATTCTTGAGTCAGTTTAGCACTTGCGACAACGTTCCGTGCCTCTGTCATAGTTTTAATTGTGTTACCTGTGCGGACAACCACGTTAGGATTGATTCCAGCAAAGTTCTGAAGTGTGTTAACAGTAGATGCATTAAGTTCCATTGTATGGCTCCTGTGTTTCAATAAGTACTATTATATCATATATTTTAAAGAATGTAAACACTTACTGACGAAGAAGTTCTTCTCGGGTCATGTATTCGTAATCTACATTCTGTTCTATTTCTCGTTCATCTTTTTCATAAACGGATCGCATGGCATTATTTACGGTAATTATTTCACGCAAAACAGTAAATGATTTATCGAAGTTATAAAAAGCATTTGTATCCTTAGGAAAACAAGCTCCGCCATATCCACGTTTACCATCAAACCCAGGCACAGATGTATGAGAGGTACCAATGCGTGGATCAGATAGCATAGCATTCAGTACGGTATTAAATTTTCCGCCATTATTTTCTACACAATCAAAGAATTGGTTAAACCAAAGTACCTTCGATGCAAGAAAACAATTAATTCCATATTTTACAAATGATGCTTCTTTAGCAGTCATAAATTTAATTGGGCAGGGTTTACAACTTGAATAATTGTGATATAGTTCTGCTACAGCTTGTGTCGTTGATCTCTTACCACCAAAAACATGCAAAGCTGGATTTACAAAATCTTCATTTGCTGCCTTCTCGGTAAGAAACTCTGGATTGTAAACCATACGAGATTTAGCACCAGGCAAAAGCATAAGTTGATCAATGACATCTGGTGTCACTGTAGATTTAATAACCACGATTGCTTCTGTATTCTTAAGCATCCAAGCAACAGTTTCTTCTACAATGGTAGCGTTGATTTCACCATTATCACCAAAAGGTGTAGGCACTGAAATAAAGGCAAAGTCAACATTTCTTGCATTTTCAATAGGTTTATCTAGTTTTGGATCCACAATGATCTGTGTAACTTCTGGGTGTGAAAAACCATAAGACACTGCCTTACCAACAAACCCATATCCGATAATTCCAATTTCCATTAATTTACTCCATAATATTCTTTGTACCAAGAAATAAACTGAGCAACGCCTTCTTTCACAGAAGTTGTTGGTTTATACCCAAGTGCTTGTAGTTTTGTTGTATCTGACCAAGTAGCTTGAGTATCAGCAGGATGTTTAGGCACAAATTCTTTAATTGCTTCACGTCCTAGATTTTTTTCAATTTCTTTAACAAAATCCATCAACTGTACTTGTTCACCATATCCAATATTATAAATTTCTTTTTCACCACCGGTTACAAGCATACGGTATATAAGAAGATCAATACCTTGCACAATATCATCTACATATGTAAAATCTCGGATCATATCACCATTATTAAACAACTGAATAGGATTACCAGCTACGATATTTTTAGTAAAATCAAACAGTGCCATATCTGGGCGACCCCATGGTCCATATACAGTAAAGAACCTAAGACCAATGGCATTGTTTAGATGTGGTGCTGACATCATCTGAGATTCATTTGTAAATTTAGAATAGCCATATGGGTTTAGTTGATATCCACACTTCTCATCTTCTTTCCACGGCAGCTGGTTACCCGCCATAACACAAGATGTAGAAGCATAAATACAATTTTCTATATCATTTTCTTTCATTGCCTGAATAAGATTGTGTGTGCCGATAATATTATTTTGGACATAGGATTCAGGATCCACAAGTGAGTGTCGCACGCCAGCATATGCACCTAGATGAACCACAATGTCTGGTTTAGTTTCTTTCAGATAATTATTTAAAGAAGTGGCATCACACAAATCAACAGCTGCAATATTAATATCATTTTCACGATATAGTTTATCTGCTCTTGCATGTTTGAGTGTTGGATCATAGTAATTATTGTAACTATCAAAACCGCAAACTTCATAGTTAGGTGCTAGTTTTTTAGCCAAATGATAAGCAATAAAACCGGCACCGCCGGTGATACAAATTTTAGTCATATGGAGTTCCTTGTTTTAGATAATTACATTATATACTATTATATAGTATTTGTAAACACCTATTTTTTCTCAAATACTCTTTTTCTTAGATCAGTAGAACTAAATCTATGAGTTCTGGAATTAAAGTAGAGTTCAATGCCTTTCCGTTTACAGATGTCTCTGCCTGTAAAATCTTGATCTCTATATTCTTCTCCCATAATTTTAACATCAATATCAAACATTTCTAAAATATCTTCAACATCTTGTTCTGTCTGATATGGAATAATTTCATTCACATACTGAATAGCAGAAAGTTGTACATATCTTTCTACAAGTGTTTGTACTGGTTTATTTTTCGTCTCTGGTCTGTCTATAGTAGGATCTGATTGAATTCCACAAATAAGATAATCACACTGTGATTTTGCTTCCCTTAACATAGCCACATGACCAGCGTGTAGTAGATCAAATGTGGAAAATGTAATACCTACCGTTTTAGGATTTGCCATGTTTCTCTCCAATCTTTTACATGATGTATTATGCCGCCTGAATTTGCTACTTCTAATGCCAAACTATAATCATTACCTTTTGAGTGCATTTGGTCACCAAAAAATGTTATTTTCTTTTCTGGTCCAAAATCGTGTATAATCTGGCTTTTATCGTAACCTTTTTGCACTATATCTATGCCAGTTTCTCCAGCAACCTGTATATTATAATCTGGCCAGATAAGAGACAAGTTTTCTACCAATAGGTTTCTTTCACAATAATAGTTATCAAATTCTTTATACAACTGACGTTGTTCGGTTGTAGCATTTCTACCAAGAGTACTAAAATTAAATAGCCCAGGTCTTATATCAAAGTGATTTCCTGTTTTTATTGGAGATTTACTATGTTCTAATAGTCTACCTAAAATATTTTTCCAATCTTTAGGCATCTTCATTTTATTTGTTCTGACATGACTGTTACCAGCCCAAACATCATTACCGCTACAATTATAAACTCTAATACAAGAATTGTAATGACCATAACCTACTTGTTCAAGAGTTTTGTCTCTGTCTGAACCAGTTACCATAAATGTAGCATGATGTGTCTGGAAGTGTTCAAGCCAGTTAGAAAACTTTTGATCTATTTTTCCACGACTTGGTGTGAGAGTTCCATCTACATCAAAGATGTAGTTCATTTCATTTCACCAACTGATTCACGAATAATATCATTATGATTGAATTCTGCCCAGTACAGCTCATAAGCTACACCCGACTCCAAACATTCAAACTGATGGTATAGTCCAGGCTTAACCCTTGTATACTCGTTAGGGCCAATAATGGTTTCGTCTACAAGATCATAGTCACGCTGCCACACGCGCACGAGCATCTTCCCAGACTCCACATAGAATCCATTCCATTTGTAGCGGTGTAGATGCTTAGAGCACATCCCACCTGCTTTCATTTCAATACGGTGAAATTCTAATGCACCGTTTGCTTCTATCAGTTCTGTGGTTCCCCACACCTTTCCAGCCTTGGTCATCTTTCTCTATCCATACTCTTTTTCCTTCAACTAGTTTCCATTATATTCCTAACAATTTCCAAAATGCATGATGTGATGCATGAGGGTGATCATCAAATATATATTTCATAATAGGCATAAGTTTTTCTTTAGGTACAAAATAATAGTCACTTCTTCGTTTATAAACCGTCACATAATCCAGCGGCTTCAATATTTCTTCTAAAGAAATAGGATTTTCTTTCCATTCTGCAACAATTATAGGTCTAGCAGTCTCAATGGTTTTAACAGCACCTCGAAGAACATGAGCTTCCCAACCTTCTACATCTAGTTTCATAAGAGATAATTTTGTAAAACCGTACGAGTCCAAAGTTCTCACAGGAAGTCTAAAAAATTCATAAGACTTGGTTGGTCTTTTATGATCACCTACGAGTACTTCTTTGTCAGTCATAAAACGTGAGGTTCCACAACGATCAAATTTCATTTTATATGGAATAACTGTTTCTTGATCAGACAGACCAATATTATATGCTTTTACATTAGAAATATTAAAATGTTCAAGATTTTTTACTAGACAATTATATAAAGGTTTTGCAGGCTCCCAAGTATAAACTTTATCAAAATAACGAGATAATCCAATAGCCATTTGTCCTACATTGCCACCTATATCCAGACAAATTTTAGTATCACTAGCAGATAAGAAATATTTGACAGTAAATTCTGCCATATGGTTCTGCCATTCTTCTGGCGACCAGTGTGCTAAACCGTTATCATTTTCGGTATCAAGTACCCACCAGTTATTTAATTGTTTCATTCTTTATATATTCCTATATGCATATTCCAAGGCTCTATCTGCCTCAACAACCAATGGCCTCTTTTCATATCTGCGTGATGTATCTGCATCAAGTTGTTTAATAAGTTCAACAATCTCAGATGTTTGTATTGGATACTCTCTTTTAATTGCATTAGAAGCAATTGAACACATGATCTTATATATCATTGCATAACGACCAGAATTATCTGTATGTGCAATACTTCTATATTCGTTTATCATTCTTTTATTTACAAAAGGACAATCTGTATAAGATGTCCAAGAATAATTGGTATTTTGTAATTGTCCTTTACGATATTCAATAATCTGTTTTGCTACATCTTCTGGTAATCTTTCTAGAAAAGTTCTAGCATTTTGCCTATTGTTATAGGGATGCTTTTCCATAATTTCATTCGGATCAAGAGGGGTACCAGCATTAAAAAAATAAAAATTATCAGCACCAGCATACATTGCAGGAATGTAATACATTCGAGATAAATCTTTAGTCTGTGCATCTCCAAGGTCTCCAAACTCTTTATTGAGTGCAAACCAAAAATGCCTGATTGCATCTGATGGAACTTCACTATCAATATCAAAAACAAGTCTGAATTTTGGATAATCAATAGAACTACTAGCGGTACTGTAACAAATAAAATTATAATTCCCGTATAATTTTTCCAGATCTTTTTCTAAATTATCTCTAGTAAAATCATGGTCATCAATGTCAAGAGCGCACCAACCTGCCCAACTAACAACATTGACGTTGGCCCTAGTAGTATTAGCTTTGTATATAGCCGGCGAAATAAGTTGAGCATCTTTCTTACCTTTCTTAGGCTGCTTGGACAAACCATACAACAACTTCTCTAGCTCATCAAAACTAGAGAAGTCCATGCGTTTATCAGTTTTGTTATCAAACTGTGATTTGAAGAGTGTCAAAGATTTTTTCATAATGAGATTATAACATATTTCATTCAAATTGTAAAGTGTTCTCATTTAAATCAATTTGAGGACCTTTAGGCATTTGAATAAACTTATCCCAAACACGTGAAGGTGCAATATGCCATCTTTCTTTCTTTTTTACTATTTTAAAACTACCTGGCCAATGTTTCTGCAAACCTTGTGACCTTTTTAATCTACCATCACCAGCGTAGGCGGTATCGGTATTACCGCCTTTGTATTGGCCTGTTGCTGCTTTATTCATAAGCAGTTTATTGTATAGAATTGTACAGTAGCCTTTGGTTAATATTTGCATACTGTAATCTGTGTCCTCAACACAATCATGTCTATACCAAATATCCAAATTGTTGTTAATAAGTGCGCAAGAATACACTTGTTTATTTACGGAAACATGAGAGTTTTTTGCAAAGGCAAACATATGATGTGATAATGATACGGCACCAATGTTATCAAAGTCTTTTATATATCGTTCAGCTGCACCTAAAACATTACGTGTTGGTTTGGTTACATTTTTATCATTTTCTCTGACTTTAAAGTCTTTGATATTATCATCAATGCACCAATGGAAATCATCGCCTCTACATTCAGAGTGTAATTTGCAATAATTTCTTACATATGCAATACCCATATTATTCTTATCCATTACAATAAGTTTTTCTAAAGGGTATTCTTTTTCATAATCATCTAAATCTTGTGGTTCTATTACAACAAAATATTTAAGTTCTGCTTCATCAAGAGCTTTTGTAGTAAGCTTTACAGTGCTTCTGGCTTTAGAAGGCACGTATATTGGATACTTTACCTCGGTCCATTCACTGAATGTACCCATAATCTCCTCACCGAGGGACTCTAAGTATTCATTAATTTTCGGCATCATCTTCAACCCAAAACAATGATCGGTTCTGGTCTAGATCATATGCTGGATACCAGCAAGTTTTACGACGTTTCTTGCGTGGAATTAGATTAGGCTGACCAATCAGTTTAGCAAACTTTTCAAGATCTTCTTGATTTCTAAACCTCACTGAGACCTCATCGTGCCATTCTTCTTTTTCTTGTACAAATTCTGGCATATCATCCCAATCATATGGAGTGGCATCATCACCATCTAACATCATAAAGATGTTATTGGATACCTTATCTACATTATTAGTACTCATTCTACACCTCTTGTCTTGTATTTAAAATATTTCTTGATTTCATCTTCTTTTAATGATACGAGTTTCATACCATGGTTATTAATTTTCTTTGGTATATTTAGACCTTCTTTTTTAATAGGCTGTTGTAGAAATTTTGTATAGTCTACATGGTGATGAAATCTTCCCCATTTTTTTGTTACAACAACTACATCTGGGTGTTGTTCTTGTAATGACTCTGCAAATTCTTTTCGGTTATCATCTGATTTAAGTTCGCCATATTCATTTCTTTCATGGGCTTGATATACCTCTTGTGTATTACCACCACTCATGGTATGTGTAGCAGCTTTACCGCAAAGTGCAAAGTTGAACAACATCGTGCAGTGACCGTCTTTCAGATAACGTAAACTCAGATCAGTATCCTCATTATACTTACCACGCCAACGTAGATCAACTTTATTAGAGTTCAGAATGCAACTATAGACTCGAGTATTTACATAATAAGGCGGTCGTTTGAGACCAGATGGGCAAAAGAATGCGTAGTTTAATCCTGCCTGAGAGACATTGGTATAGCGATCAACAAAATCTTCTGCATTACGAATAATGGTTGGAGTTGTGACTGGTCGCTTTTTATTACGGTTCAAGCGGTAAAAATACCGCATATTATCATCCATAATCCAATGCCGTTCAGCACCTTCTGCTACAGAATGATCCCATACCCAATTACGGACTGGAATAGAACCGCCTACTCTACCCTTAATATC